GTGCTTCCAGGGTCTATTGAGCAACTGCAGAAGTGGTATGATGATGGTCATGCTATTATACTGACCACAGCTCGGCACTCAAGATTAAGGGGTAATACCTTAGCTCAGTTGTTTCATTTCGGAGTGCCTTTTACTAAGTTACTAATGGATTTACCTACAGGTGTCCGTATCTTAGTCAACGACAACAAACCAGATAGTAAGTGCAATCGTGCTATAGCTATCAGTCTAAACAGAAACGAAGGGATACATATTTAATGGAGATCGTACAACCGAGTTATCGAATAGTGAGACCAGATACCCTGGAGATGGGGATTCAGGAACTCAAGTACATCGAACGTGAAGCACGTAGATGCTACAAGTCCGAAGACAAGATCACTGATGACAGCTACATTCAGCGAATAACCAGTCTGGTAAAGCTGAAGCACAATGCTATGCTGGGATTTGGTGAGATGCACGTTGAGTTCATCTGTGACCGTGGTGTTACCCATGAAATGGTCAGACATCGACTCTGTGAATTTGCTCAGGAATCTACTCGATACTGTAACTATGGGAACTCCGGGATAAAAGTTATCTGCCCGGATGAAATCAAAGCCAATGTAAATGCCTTTGAAAGATTCAAAGAGGGCAGAATGGCTGATGAAGAAGAGTATAACTTCTACATATCCCTGGGATTCAAACCACAGATAGCCAGATGTTGTCTGCCTACATGCACCAAAACAGAGATCGGTTGGAAAGCTGACTTCCAAGAGTGGAGACATATATTCTCCCAGAGAGCAGCAGCTACAGCCCATCCTCAAATGCAGGAACTCATGGTTCCTCTACTTGCGGAGGTTAAGACAATCATTCCTATTGTCTTCGATGATCTCTAATGCTCAGTAAAACAGCTCTCCGCAATAAAGCACATAAAGAGTGTACCGACCAGGGGCACAGGATGAGTCCATTCATTATTGGGTATGGTGGTAGAGTATCACATTGTAAAGACTGTGATCTTGCCCAACACTTCAATGAACAGAGTGGAAAGATATGGGGAGAAGCTGGTTCAACTCCCTGCAAGAAAAAGTAATACCGGGGGCAGAGAAATCTGCCTCCTTAAAAACAGGTAATTTTAACAGCAGACAGCCATCTATCCATCGGGTATACTGTCATTAGCATATCGTTGAAGGAGATACCCTATGACCCCATCAGTGCAAACCTTTTTTGACAAGATAATACCAAGTGTCAAAGAAGGATTCTCCCCTAGAAAGGGACAACCGGAACTGTCTGAAGCCATATTCAATGCCTACCTGGAGAGCAAACCAGTTATAGTTGAAGCTCCAACTGGCTTTGGAAAATCCTTTGCTGTATTGGTACCGGCAATCAAAAAAGTAATGGAACATGGAGGTAGAGTTATTATATCTACAGAAACTCTTACCCTCCAAGATCAGTATATCGATAAAGACCTTCCACTATTGTTCAACGCATGTAAGCAAGCTGGATTCACATTCACCTATGCTGTTGCAAAGGGCCGGGGCAACTATGTTTGTCGGGACAAAATCAATGAGGATGAGATTGACGATACTACTGAGATAGTCAGATGGGCCAGGAAGCAAAGAGTCAATGACTTTGTTAATGGTCAATTTATATCGGACACCGGAGACATTGCTTCTGTGCCATTTGAGTTTGAAGCAAAGGAGTGGAGAACTGTTTCCTGTGATGAGGATTGTGGAAAAGAGTCTTGTCCATATTATGGTAAAGGTAAAAAAGGCCCAAGTGAATGCTTTGCTTACAAAGCTGCTACCAAGTTCATGAACTCTCAGATTGTAGTGACAAACCATACGTTCCTGCTACTTGATGCCTATATGGGTGCTGGCTTGCTTCTAGGGGCCTATGATATGCTAATCGTGGATGAAGCACACTCCCTCCCAGAAAAGGCTCAGGATGCCTGGGGTACTTCGATAAAGCCCACTACTATATCCAGGGGTATTCGACTGGTTAATAAGATTCTGAACAAGGCCAATCTTACAGGTCTCGGTAGAGTAGAACCTTACCAGGAAATGGAAAAGGCTTTGTTTGCTCCATTTGATTCAGTCCTTGAGGTCAACACTAATCTAAAGCAGATTCCTAAAAGTTTGGTAGAGGAATCAAAACAGGTTTCACAGCTTCTTATAAGTCAGTTAAAAACAGACTTTAACTTTATTGGTGACCAAGTAGATGCTCCTGCTGGAGACCCTAAAACAGTTGCCCTGGAGACCTGTAAAGAAAAGATAGCTAAGCTTATGCACGATCTTAAAGTCGTATATGGGGATGCTGTTGAGGAAGAGTATGAAGAGAACTGGCTTGCATTCCTGGAGACTGGCTATAACTACAAAAGAGAACCCCATGGTATACTGAACCTGAAGCCTATAGATGTCGGGCCATTAATGAGTGGTCTTATTCTCGATAAGGTTCCAGCTACAATAATGATGTCAGCTACCATGAAAATTAATGGTTCCTTTGGATTTATGAAACGGGAATTGGGTTTACCCTCCAATGCAGTAGAGTTTGTGGGAGATAGTCCTTTTGACTTTGCAAAGCAAGTTGTGGGATACTTCCCAACTCATCTCCCAAACCCGGACAAAGATGAATACCTGGATGCTGTCATCGATGAGATCACCAGTATAATCGACTATATGCATGGCAGAACCATGGTTCTATTTACTAATATGAGCCATATGAGGCAGGTTTGTGATGCTCTCCGGGAAAGAGTTCCTTATACTTGCTATATGCAGGGTCAAGCTCAAAAAGGTGCTCTGATAACAATGTTCTCCGAGGATGAGAACTCCTGCCTATTTGCTACCAGGAGCTTCTTTACAGGGGTTGATATCCCCGGAGCTACCCTGAGCTGTGTTGTCCTGGTCAAGGCCCCTTTCCGGGTGCCCTCAGAGCCTATGTTCAAGGCTAAGTGTGACCTACTCGATAGTAATGGTATCAACTCATTCAGTAGTTACTCCATGCCTTTAATGATATTCGATGTGAGACAGGCTTTTGGTAGGTTAATTCGATCTATCACAGACAGTGGTCTATTTGTTCTCCTGGATAGTCGGGCATTAAAGAAGTCCTATGGAGGAAACATTCTCAGAAGTCTACCAAGACTTGATAAGATATCTGGTATTGGTGAAACACCAGTAAAAGCTAAACCTACTATTGATCTAGTTGCCTTAGAGCTAGACGATTAAATAACATTGGGGTATAATAACCAGTATGATTAACTCAGCTTTCTTAAATCGGGTAAGTGGTAACATTTCACAAGATGTGTGTGAGATGTTGGCATTTTTGACAACTAAAGTTCCAGACAATGGTGTAATACTTGACCTTAATTGTGGTCAAGGCAGGTCTACCATTAGTATGGCTTTAGGTCTTATAGAACGTGGAAATCAGGATGTATCGATATTAGCCGTAGATAGCCATGTTACTAACCCATTATCAGACTTTCCACTTCAAGATGGCACTATTATGAAGTTTCTGGATAGCCTGGCAGTCTATAATTCGATGAGAAGAGTAGTCCCCATGATAATGCCAGTGCCCAAGGTACTCGAGGTACTGAATAGAAAATGTGCTAATCTAGTAGTAGTTCAGAGCCATGGCTCAGACTTAACTACTCTAAACCAATACATTGATGTTGCCAAGTTTGCTCTTCGGACTAAGGGTATAATAGCAGTATGCTTGCCTTGCCCAGTTGATAACTTGAGTTTCCCGGAGAGTTCCTATAGATCACTCTATACATCTAAAGAGTTAATGGTCTACGAATCTTTTAAGAAGGGAGAATAACAATGGAAGAAGTCCTAAAAAGTTGGGTCAAACCAGAGTATCTGCCAATGCTGGCTATGATAGCTGCAACTGTAAAGTATGTGATAGTTCCGATAATAAAGTCCCTGCTGACCACCAGCACTAATGGTAGTACATCTATCGTTATTGCCATGGTTGCTGCTATGGTTCTGGCATTTGTATTCAAGGTAGTATACCCAGTTGGCACCTGGGATGCTCAGGGCATCACAATGACAGCCCTGGTTGGTCTTATAGCTGGATTTACAGCTATCGGTGGTAATGTTACCGTACAAGCTATAAAAGGCAGTGACGTGAGCATAAAGAATGGCTAGTAGTAACGTGGAACAACGACTTCTACCTATATGGGTTTCTCCTAAGTGTGTTACTTATACAGAAGCCCAGGAATTTTGCGTCCAACAGTATGCACTGAAAGGCCCAAAACTTATAACAGAGGTCAAGAAGCACCTGGAGGATTTACCAGATAATCCCCAGGTGCTTCAACTTATTAATACCAAGGCTATAGAACTAGCCTGTTTTAACATTGAATGGAATGACTTTTCCCAGGATGTATTTGAGAGTATTCTATTCCCAAAGTCCCGATCTGGGAGAACAAAAACTCTTATAGATAGCTTCAATAAAACATTGCGGAGGTTAAGTAATAAATGAAAGATGAAGTAATTAGGGAACTGGCTTTACCAGCAGACTTCTCTATTTGTTATGTGCAAGCAGCTCTAATTGTAGGTCTACAATCCATTGGTAGTAGTAGAAACTTTCATGAGATAGCAGGAACGATGAATACAGCCGGGCAGTTAAGGAGTGCCGAGGATTGTATATCAGCACTCCTTAAAGTTGTTTCTGAAGTGAAAGACCAGGTAATTACGGATAGTCAGTCTAATCCCCAGCGATCTAACACTATACCAGGTTCATTCCCTTTTCCGGGTATCCCTACTGAGGGAGCAGAGGGCACTGTAGAGTTTGGCACTGGTGACGATGATGTCAACCCACTGATCTGAGCTACAGCACAAGTATCAAGACATGCCATCATTTGCTCAAGGTCATCTGGTGGTATGTCTTTTAGAATCCTCTGAACTTCATCCTCCAGGGACTCCTCTGTATTATCCTCTTTAAGCTTCTCAGACTTATCAAGGGCAAGACCCAATAATGAAGCTCTCCTCTCCATGGCATTCATCTTGAGAGTTAAGCTCCGGGAGTCACTTTGACCATTGGCTACTTCATTATCGATCTGCTGGATGGTCTTGTCCAATTCTGCAATATACCGACCTCTCTGCAGCTCTCGTTCTTCTACAGTCAGTGGCTTACCAAGCTTACGCCAATCATTCTGAAGCTCTTCCAGCATATCAAGAACTTGACCAGAGGTAGCATTAAGCAGCTCACCAATCTCTATCGGGGTTAATCGATATACCAAGTGTAAGCTCTCAACTTTGGTCTTAAAAGGCAATGCCGGGCGCAATCCATAGGTCTCATAAAGTGTTTCATCCATGGATGGTATGGTAGACTTGGGTTCCCGGACTGTAATCCTTTTACGGGGTTTCAGTAAGTCTTCCGGTATCTCGAAATCATCATCAACTAATGATGTTGGTTGGTCTCTTTTATTCGCCATATTGGGTCTCTATATCCTCCCACTGATGGGTATTCACTCTATACTTTTTAGCAACTTTCCCTAAATCAAGTTTAACACACATTTGCTTGAATATCGGATGATTCTTTGGAAAGTCTACAATAGGTGTTTCCTCATCCGAAGTTAGACAGTCCTGAAGTAGATTGTAGAATGCTGTGTCATTCGTTAGAGAAGCAGAGGATGTCCCGGTCATAAGGAACTTTATTTCTGATCTCCACCTGTTTATATCGAAGTAAGCATATCTCTTTTCATGAGGGTCAATTACATAGACACTCCCAATCAGTGGAGTTCTACGTCTGAGGTTAAGTGATATAACAGTATCAGTAGCCTTGAATAGCTCTTTCAAAGCAGAACTACCATGACTAACCTTTTTAGCTTCCGGGTCTGCTTCCATAATCAATGGTAAGAACTCACTTGTTCTGACAGGAAATTTAAGACCATAGTGATTATAAATACGTTTTAGTAGATACAACCCTGCTAGTGGCCCGGAGAATCCATCTCTCTTACGTTCTACAGTAGAGGACTTAGCACATTCTTTACGCAGCTTTACCATGCATTGATCTATTATATCCAGAGCTTCATCAAGATTCTCAATAATCCAGTTTAGAATTATTGTTCCCAGATAACCAGATCGTTTCTTATCATGTAACCAAGCAACTTTTTTCTGGTGTTCAAGTCTTTCTTCCTCAGACACACCTTTCATGTAGTTAGTCCAATTATGGTTTATCAATATAGAAAATGTTCTCTGAACAGTTGACTCCTCATTGTATAGGTGCTCTGCAGTAACACATAAAGGAGCTTGAAAACGGTCAATACGTAATGAGCCATCAACCTTACCTCCACCTGTCATGTTACCATCCCAGGAAGCAGATATAATACCTATAAGGTCTTGAGCTTTTTGGGTCTGATTGTTACCAGGCTGTTCTTTGAAGTTGTCTACCACCATTGGGCATATGTTATTCGATAACATATGATGTTTTATAAAGTATGGAGTTGAAGTATCATAGACAGTTGGGCCTATGCATCCAAAATGTGGTGAAAGCACTTTAGTTGAAAGCTGACTTTTACCAGAACCTGGTAACCCATAAATGACCATTGCAGGAAATCCACTAATCTTTTCCCTAAAAAATGCAGATAAAGGTACTGCTGTAAACCATCCTAAAGCGGGCCATATATATCTTTCTTCATGGTAACCATCATAGTTTTTAGCAAATTCAGTCAGATACCTTATTACCTGATCTTTACTTAATTCCTTTTGCATACCTCCGGGCATAGCAGTATCGGTATTTGCTTTTGTCCATATATACTTTTCATGTTCCTGTTCTTGAATTACGATGGTGGGTTCTTTTGAATCTACATCTAACCACCCATAATAAGGGGTTTCAACATAATTCTCATCAGGACAGTTACTCGATAACCAAGCAACATAATGGTTCCATATTTTGGTATTGTACACAGCTAAACCTGTCGGAAGGTGTGGAATCTTAGAGAATGTAGCCCAGGTATTATGAGCTGCTGTGCTGATCTCAACGGTCTGTACCGGTTGCCCCTTTGTAACTACCTGGGCTAACCATACTGTATCATGGGTGGCAGCTTTGAACAACTTACCTTTTATATGAACTACAAAGTTGGAGTATACAATCGGGCCATCAGAGCTATTAAAATAGGTCTCTGTGGCTCTTTCAATGAATGCCCCATCCTCTCCAATACTTTTGATTGGGTCATAATTCTCCGGTACAAATTGAATCTTTAGCTTCTTACAATAGGTCTGTTTAAGCTTTACCCAGAAGTCTATAACTTTTTCAACTGGGTCAGCTATCTCAGCAAATCCACTCCGTAAACTTGCCAGCTTCTTTATGTCTTCCTTCTCATAAGTTGATAGGACATCTGCTTCTCGGTATTCATCATCCCCAAGTGTATTAGATAACTCTTTGAATAACCCCAGACATGCCTCTTTGTTAATACCTCCCTTACGGACTGTACCGGCAAGTGCTAACATAATCTGGTGTCGAGAACCCTCATTCCAGAACTCAGATGCACGAATAATATATTCCAATGCAAATAGAACAATCTTGGAACGGTATCTGGGTTTACATCTTTGAATTGAGCTTTAAGCTCTTTCATCGATATAGTATTATCGGTATAGTGGGCTTTAACCTGGAAAGGCACTGGATACTCTGGCTTGAGGTTCAGACTACCAGGAAGTCTCATTAAACGTCCCGGAGAGACTACTCCCATATCTCCACCAAAGTATAAGCATATCTTAGATAGCAGCTCTAATAGGTCTTTCTTAAAGTTCTCTTCACTACCATCTAAGTTATATATGGTTTTTAGCTTGTAGTAACCCTGAAGTGCATTTTCACTGGATTCAACCCAGGCAGATACATTCAGAGTATTCTTGTTATCTGTTAAAAAGGCTTTGACCGGGACACCAAAGTATTTACAAGCATCTAGGTCAAACCATATGGCAGGAACATCTACAGCATTGGTAGTAGTATGTCTACTTTTCTTTGCCTTACCAGTAGCTGTACAAAACCATATATTGTAGAGGGTTGAATACTGTCTCCACCATTCAGAATCTACCCTTTCAGGAGCTGAATAGGTATCATTTATTCCGGGGGACTTAACTTTTTTTACTTCAGGTTCTTCAAGTTCCTCATCTTTAAGCTTTGCCTCTCCGGGCTTTAACTTAAATAATTGGATAAACCCATTGGGTTCATCTCCAAACATGTATTGAAGAAATTCTACTGCTTTATCTACATCGGTTGTTATCGTTGATCTTTTTGCCATTACAAGTAAACCTCAGTATTTATCATTATAGCCCACTTACTTATAGATGGGAAGGCTATTTTGGAAAACCTGGTAATTATACGAGTATGTCTCACTGACACTCCTGGTGTATAATATCGTTATGAGTTGTTTACCATGGTGGAAAAAACAGAAAACTGCCTATATCCAAGCCAAAAGGTTAAGTGATGAAGGTGTTCCCTTACTAATGGAGATGGGAACAGGTAAGACCCGAGTTGCCATTAAGTGGTTAGAATACTTAATCCGGGAACGTGGTGTCTTACTAATATATGTTGCAGCTCCCCTTGCAGTTCTACATGTTTGGATTGAGAACTGGCATGAATGGGCCACAGCTCCGGTTGCATTCATCGATCTACATGATACAGGTTCTGCTGGAATAAAGGAAGCTGTTAGGCTGTCCAATCAAGGATGGCCTGTAATATGTTTAGTCAACTATGAATCCTCCTGGTTTATTGGTAAAAAACGAGAAAAAACAGTCATTGATGGTCAGGTTCATACAATCGTCAGAGTAGTCGATACATGTATGAAGGACACCCGATGGGATGTTGGTATTCTCGATGAAAGCACCTGCATAAAGACTCCCGGAGCAAAGGTCACCAGATTTTTCTGCGGAACAATGAAATCCAGAACAAAGTTCCGGGCTATACTGACCGGGACAGCTTACATCAAAAGACCCATTGATGTCTACGCACAAATTAAGTTCTGTTGTAAGAGAGATATCTTTGAAGGTGACTTCGCAGCATTTAAGCTGAAGTATACTATACCACATCCAACAATTAAACAGGCTATACTTGGCTATCAAAATTTGGATGATTTTGTAAAACGCCTTTCAAGCTGTGCTATTCTACTAAAAAAAGCTGATGTTGTCGATTTACCACCATTTGTGCATGAAACTATGAGGTTGCCTTTATGCCCTAAAAGCCGTAAGGTATACGATGACATTACTGAAGAGAATTATGCATACCTGGAAGAATTGGAGAATGAAGGAGTAGAGATCACAGCCAGTCATGTATTCAGTGTGCTTAGAAAGCAGATGCAGATAACTGGTGGATTCGTATATCCTGACCCTGACCCGGATACTCCAAAGATAAAACCAGCACCAATAAGACTTGGTACAGAAAAGATTTCTATGTTGCTTGACATCATGGAAAATAGGGACTATCCTACTTTAGTTGTTGTTCAAATGAATGAAGAAGAAAAGATTGTAGCAGAGGCAATTAAAAAACGTTTTGGATTCACCCCCAAGATTCTAAATGGGTCTGTGCATGGAGCAGCAGCTCGGCATGAACTCATAGCTTCAGCTAAAGATGACCTTGTATTCATTGTCAAAGAATCAGTCGGTAGTAAAGGTGTAGATATGCGCTTTGCCGATACAACGATATTCTACTCCCATAGTTTTGACACAGAAGACTATGAACAAATGATGAGTCGAAACCATAGGGGTGGTCAGGTTAACAATATCACCTATGTTCATCTGCTCATACAAAACACTGTAGACATGCGAGTTATGGCTTCTTTGAAATCTGATTTTGCTCTAGCCAGTCAAATTGAAAAAGATTGGAGAGCATTTATCAGATGATATCTAAAGAGCATAAAAAGTTACTGGAGTCTACTCATCCTATTACTGCAAATGTGGTCATTGTCGATAAAGATAATGAGGATGAAAAGTATGAATGTAAAGCTGAATATTATGGAACCGGGCATCTGGTAGTAACCTATAAAGGTAAACAACTTGGAATTGACCCGGATAACTTCCATTCAAAAGACCCTAAGAGACTTTATATAGTTAGATCAGGGGAATGGAGTAGATTCAGAGTGCGGTCGATAATTCTGGATTCAAAGGCCATTAGAAAAAACTGGTAATTGTACCAGTTGAAACTACCTTTACCAAGAGGTATACTGAGTATGTTGAAACATCAACAAGACAGAAATAACATGGAGGCAATCAATTGAGCGAAGCAACAGAACCGAATGTACGTATCCCATCTGCAAAGAAAATGGAGCAAGTATTTGCTATCATATCTGAGGATGAGGATTTTCGCTTTGGTAAGATCAAAGTAGAAAAAGACAAACAGAGATACACCCTTCCAGCACCGACAAAAGACGACCCCGAGGATACTGAATCCGTAAAAGCATTCTATGGAGTGGTTGTCTACTTCCGCAAAGCATTCTTCAACAACCCGGAAAAGAATGAAAAGGTTGAAAAGCGTGAGCTTGCTATTCTTCGAGCTGGCAAGTTTATGCCCGAACTGCTCTACATATCGAAGGCAGGTCTCTGGAACTGGAAAGGTTTCCTTGCAGCAGTTGAAAAACAGAAGCTGGATTCCTACAGTCATGTAATGGTTCGATTCACTGCAGAACCTGGTCAGTCCTCTGATGGAGTATACAAGTTCTCCAAGGTCAAGATGGAAATCGTTTCAGAACTTGAAGCTGAAGAGATCGAATATCTCCAGGAACTTCAACAGGTTGTTCGTACTAGAGTTCGGAAATACTCCAGTTCTGAAGACCTTGACTCTGCTGAAGACAAGTACCTTGATGAAGAAGACAAAAAACCATCGGGTAATGCTCCTGCAGAGGATGACGATGATGCTATTGCTGCCAAAGCTGCAAAGCGCACCAGAGCCATTGCTGAAGAGGATGACGATGAGCCAGCTCCTAAGACCAGAGCTAAGGCTAAGCCAGCTCCCGTCGATGATGACGATGATGAGACTCCTGCTCCTAAGACCAGAGCTAAGGCCAAACCTGCTCCGGTTGAGGATGAGGATGATGAGCCAGCTCCTAAGACCAGAGCTAAAGCTAAGCCAGCTCCGGTTGAGGATGATGATGATGAGCCAGCTCCTAAGACCAGAGCTAAGGCCAAACCTGCTCCGGTTGAGGATGAGGATGACGATGAAGACCTCAAACCCAAGACCAGGGCCAAAGCTAAGCCTGAGCCTGAGCCAGTAGCTAAAACCAAGGGTAAATATCCTAACATCGATGATGAAGACGATGAAGACTAGGCCCTAAAGCCTAACTGCTGAATCTACTGGGCCACAACACCTAAAAGTGCTGTGGCCCTCATCGTAAGGGGAGTTTACCTATGAGAAATCCTGAATGTAACCTATGTCAGTTTGGTATAGGTAACCCAATTAAACCACCAAAAAATGTCTGCTTAATGGAAAACCTGGATGATGTTGAACATCATGATGTAATGATTGTGGCTGAGCAACCAAGTATCCAGGATGACCTATGGGGAGTCCCATTCTCCGGTAAACTACTTGCAGCAATCAAAGCAAAGCTTGAAGGCATGGGCCTTGATGTCTATTGCACTTATGCAATCAAATGTGTTCGACCATCAAAAGATGTCAAGCCAAAGGCTACTGATGCAAAGCTTTGTGGCTTTGGTAAGTCTCTTGCTAAAGGTGAACCTCTATCTGGTGGATACCTCCAGGAAGAGATTAAAGCAGTAAGTCCTAATCACATTATATGTCTCGGGGCAAACACATATGTTGCTGTTACAGGTAAATCGGGAGCATTTGCAGAGTTAAAATCCAACCGGGTCTTCGATCAAAGTAAGGGTGCCTACATATATGCCACTGACCACCATCTTGCAGCACAATTCAATGTACAAGTCCGGGAGCAATTATATGCTGATCTTGTCCGATTTAAGGAATGGATGGACAATGACATCGATGTTGACACTGATGTAAATGCAGAAGCTATTAAGTTTGACCCTACTGTTCGAGTAGCATCTACCCTAAAAAGTCTACGAATGATGCAAAAAAAGATCAGAGCTGCTGGAGGTATAGTAGCTGTTGACGTTGAAACCCAGGGTCTGAATCCATATGCTCCTGACAAAAACATTCGATGCATACAATTCTGTTGGGATACTGACTTTGGTGGTGTGTTTGTTCCTCTGGATGTTGAGGAAGACTGCTACTACTCCAGACAACATCTACAACATGATTTCTGGCAGGATGGAGAATCCCTGGAAGAAGCTATTGAAATCATCCGGGAAATTCTACTAGAATCCTGGTGTATATGGCATAATGGGAAGTTTGACCGGGTGTGGTTATACCAGTGGGGTAAACGTAGATTTAGAAAAGCGATCAAGGCCCCCAATATTCTTATGGATACTATGCATGTAGCACACGCTCTCGATGAAAATAGAGAGCTGAAGTTGAAAAGACTTATCACCACAGAGCTTGGTTATCCAACCTATGATATCAATGATAAACTGACCAAAGACCTGGATGTTCTAATTCCATATGCTACCAGAGACACTGTGGCAACATTATTACTCTATCTTAAATACCTGAAGTCTTTGAAAAAAGCTCCGGGATTAAAAAGACTTTACACTAACATTACCAGACCTGCGGATTCTCTATTTACAAAGATGGAACTCCGTGGATGGCCTGTTGATGGTGACCGGGCCAGAGAATGCAAAAAGAACATTGAAGCTCTTATTGAAGAAAATGAACATAAAATGTATGCTTACCTGGAGAAGTATAAAACAGACTGTTTAGGCACTTCCATGGAGGAAGCTGGTCTACTTATCAAGGGTGAATATGATGTTCGGCTATTTGCTTCTCCTACAAAGTTAGGTAAACTGCTATTCGATGTAATGGGTTTAACCCAGAGTAATGATAAAAAAATTGCCTTTACCCCAAGTGGTCAACCAGCAACTAATGAGGATGCCCTGATTCACCTTAAAGGGCATGAGTTTGTTGATCTACTCCTGGAGTGGCGAGGTCTTGCAAAAGCTCTGTCTACTTATGTAGAACCAATGATTATAGCTGCAGATACCAGAGGTAGAATTACTACTTCATATAAGTTGACCGGGACAGTTACTGGGAGAACAGCATCTGGTAAAGAGAGTCAGCAGAATAAACGGCAAGGAACTTCATCTGCTGTTGGTATGAACCTACAGAATCTACTCTATACATTCGGTATTCGTAAATGTATAAAAGCCAGAGAGGGTTGGAGTATTCTGGAATGTGACCTTAGCCAGATTGAACTTCGTATAGCTGGTTGGTTATCTGAAGACCCTCTGTTTATTAAAGCCTATAACCTTGGATGGGATATTCACTCAATGAGAGCTATGAGAGTTACAGGATTATCCCAGGAAGAATGGGATGCTCTCGATGATGATACCCGTAAGAAACTAAGACAAAAGGCTAAGGCTGTAAACTTTGGATTCCTATATGGTATGTCAGCTATGACATTCAAACAGTATGCTCTGGTTGACTATAATGTTGAGTTCACTATGCGTGAATGTGTTGATATTCGTAATCAATTCTTCACTGACCATGTGGGTCTACCGGGTTGGTATAAACGGCAAGAAGCAGAATGTAAAGAGCATGGGTATGTTGAATCTCCATCCGGTAGACGTAGACACTTACCCAATATAACTCTCAATCCCGATAACAGCAGGGAGCATAAGGGCAAATATAATGAAGCCATACGAATGGCTATTAACACCCCGGTTCAGGGTTTTGGCTCTGATTGGAAGTTAATGTCTATGCTTGAAACTGACCTTATGGTTACTGAGCAGTATCGAGGTAAAGCCTATCTGTTTGGAGAAGTCCATGACTCTATTCTTCTGGAAGTCCGAAATGATGTTCTGGAAGAAGTAGCTAAAAAGGTTCTCCGAATAATGTCTCATCCCAGTATCTTAGATGATATGGGTATTGATGTTACAATCCCTGTCCTGGCAGAAGCAAAAGCCGGGCCTTCCCTGGGAGAGTGCAAAGACTATAAAGTTGACTGGAAAAGCACTCCTTTAGACTGGAGAGAGGATGCAGCATAAATGGGTGAGGGATACATTCAAAAGACTATTATTGACTACCTGAAAGGTCTTCCTAAGTGTGTGATGATTAATATTGTTGGTCATCCTAACCAGGAAAAAGGTATAGCCGACATTCTGGTCTGTTACCGGGGCATGTATATTGCCTTAGAAGTAAAACAGCATTATGGTGAACTAAGAAGCTTACAACGACTCTTCCTAAGACGGGTTCGTCGAGCGGAAGGAATTGGAGAAATAGTATATGACATCGAAATCGTTAAACGAATCATCGGGTGTATTGACGCAGGAAGAACTTGGACACCTGTCTCAGACCTCGGACTCAAAGCTGCCTAGCAACCAGTTCTCAATGACAGTAGATGGTAAAGAGTTCCACCTTGGGTATTCTCGTATATCCAAGTTTCTGGATTGTCCTTACCAGTATAAACGGAGTTATGAGGATGGTATCCGTAAACCAAGTGGAACTCCCATGCGGAGAGGAACTGCCTATCATAACACTCTGGAAGGTCTTTTGAACTATAAGATCAACACAGAAGGAGGGCTTTATCCACTGGCTAAGGCTGAAAAGTTTGCATTGAAGAATGCTAAAAAGGAAGACCTTACTGAAGCCGAATCTGTAAAAGTGGTTGAAGCTGTTCGATTTTACTATAAAGAGCTTTACCCTTTTCATAACCCGGTCTCTGTTGAAGAGCCATTTGACTTCGTAAAAGGAGGTATTCGATTTACAGGTAGAATTGACCTTTTAGATCAGTCAACTCCGGGACTTGTGGAAGTTATTGACCATAAGTTCTCTTATGATACATGGGCTGATGCCAGAGCACAGTATGGTATACAGCCCATGGTTTATCAGTGGGCTTGGGAAGAGCAGCTAAGACACCAGTATCCAGAGCTAAAGTATGGTGGGTTCGCGTATAATATTATAAGGCTGTTCCCTACACCTGTCATTCAGACTATACGAATAAAAACAGTCCCCAAAGATAAGTCAGAATGGTGGGCCAGACAGATTCAACAGATTGCAGAGTGCATGGTGCATGGCTTCTACTACGCAAATGCTGGGGCAAATACTTGTAAATGGTGTGACCATAAAGCTGACTGTAAACCATGCGTCTACTCTATAAAAGTGACCAAGACCGGGGACATTGATTCTACAGAAACCGAGGATTAAAGTTGGAAAAGTTTAGATTAACGACAGAATTTTTATCGCAGTATAAAGACCGTAAACCTCCATTTGGATTCAATGGTCTTGGAGCACTGGTTTACGAAAGAACCTACTCCAGAGTCAAAGCAGATGGTGTCAATGAGCAATGGTGGGAGACTATTGCCAGAGTTGTAGAGGGTTGCTACAACATGCAGAAAAGGCACATAGAGCATAATGGGCTTGGTTGGAATCCTCAGAAAGCCCAGAAGTCAGCTCAGGAAATGTATGATCGTATGTGGTCTATGAAGTTCCTCCCTCCTGGAAGAGGACTCTGGGCTATGGGTTCTACAATAACAGAGGAACGAGAATGCTTTGCTGCTCTTAATAACTGCGGATTTGTATCTACCAGGGACATTGCACAGGACTTTGCAAAACCATTCACGTTCTTAATGGATGCTTCTATGTTAGGCTGTGGAGTAGGTTTCGATACCTTGGGAGCTGGTATAATCAGTCTCCGGGAACCTAAACCAGTTACTGAAACATTTATTATCCCGGATTCCAGAGAGGGGTGGGTTGAATCTGTAGGTAAACTCTTAAAGTCATATGCCAAGGGTGGGCCTACTATGAAGTTTGACTATTCTCTTATTCGTGCAAGGGGTCTACCTATCCGGGGATTTGGAGGCACTGCTTCTGGCCCAGAACCTCTGGAAGCTCTACATGAGAGTCTAAGAGTGATTCTCAATAAGGCAATCTATGAATCTGTAACCAAACGCACCATTACCGATATTATGAATATGATTGGCTGTTGTGTTGTTGCTGGTAATGTTCGTAGAACTGCAGAGCTTGCTATGGATACAGGTATTGATCTGGAGTTCCTGGAGTTGAAGAACTATGACATTAATCCAGATCGTATGGCATATGGGTGGTCATCAAATAACTCTATCAATATAAAGATTGGTTCTGACTATACCATTCCAGCAGGGTTTACTCAAAGTAATGGAGAACCTGGCTACATTTGGATGGAGAATGCCAAGACCTTTTCTCGAATGAATAATGGCCCAGACTACAAAGATGCAAAGGCTGATGGCCCAAATCCTTGCGGGGAACAAACTTTAGAATCATTTGAGTTATGTTGTGTCACAGGTGATACCCCATTACAGACAGTTAAAGGTATACAATACATTAAAAATGTTATTGATAAGTCTATACCTATATGGAATGGTGAACAATGGTCAGAGGTTACCCCATTCAAAGCTGCAGTAGATAAAGCTATTTATAGAGTAACTTTCTCAGATGGTTCTTACCTGGATGTTTCTGATAATCATAGATTTTCTGCTAAACGTAAAACAGGCAGAAAATTCAGAGAGTATACAACTCTTGAACTACAGCCAGGAGACTTCTTACCGGAGTTCTCATTATCTGAAATAAAAGGTAACTCAGAACCTTTAGCCTATACTTATGGAGTTGTCTGTGGAGATGGCTATATAGATAATGATAAGTCAATGGTTGCTTTATATGGAGCAAAAAAGGCTTTACTACCCTACTTTGAAAGTATAGGTGGAACTGTCTATAAAACTCAACATCCTGAAGCATACAAAGACTCTTTTAATCGAGTTAGCTTACCAATGCTTGATTTAGCTTTAGTAACAGTCCTTAGACGTTCTGATGCCGAAGGACTGTTAGAACGTCTAAGCCTTTGGGATTCTGAATCTCTATTGGAGTTCATTGCTGGTTATATTGATACTGATGGGTCTATCTCTTATAATCCTAATGCTGAAGGTCATAGACTCTTTGGTTCTGAGAATAAAATGCGAGTTATGCAACTCTTACTTCGACGTATAGGTGTTGACCATTCATCAGTTTATGAATTAAAAAGTCAGCAATCTGATGTAACTATAGCTGGTATAGAAACCCATCGTAATTATCCACAATGGGTATGCCAGATACCATCATTTGAATCTGGTAAAATACCAACTAAACTTAAAAAGTTAAAACATATAGCACCCCGACATAGAGCTAATAATGCTCACCCAGGGGGACAACCAATTGATAGAGCCAGAAAGCAAAAAGTTGTATCTGTAGATTACTTAAAACAAGATACAGTTTACTGCTTTACTGAGCCAATTACTCATATGGGTGTTTTTGGTAATGTAATAACTTATCAATGTCTGGTAGAGACATTCCCTCATCGTTGTGAGAGTCTATCAGATTACCAGAGAACCCTCAAGTTTGCATACCTCTATGCAAAGACGGTCACTTTGGGCAAGACTCACTGGGCAGAGACCAACCGGATACTTCTTCGCAATAGACGTATCGGATGTAGCATGTCTGGTATAGCTCAATTTGTTACTGTAAAAGGTATCAATACTCTTAGAGAGTGGTGTGAAGAGGGCTATAAGACTCTGCAGTATTACGATAAGGTATATGCTGACTGGCTATGTATTCCAAAGTCAATCAAGCTTACATCTGTGAAACCATCGGGGACAGTTTCCCTGTTGGCAGGAGCTACACCAGGAATCCATTATCCTGAGAGCAGATGGTATCTCAGACGGGTTAGACTTGCTAAGGATTCTCCCTTGGTAAAACCACTACAGGGGGCAGGATATATAGTTGAACCTTGTGTGGGTCAAGAGGACTCTACCGTGGTTGTTGCCATTCCTGTAAAGATTCATGAACCTATGAGAACTCTGAGACAGGTTACCATGTGGGAACAACTTGAGATGGCAGCTTTCATGCAAAGGTATTGGGCTGATAATCAGGTATCTGTCACAATAACCTTTGACCCGGAAACTGAAGGGCCACACATTGCAAATGCCCTGAACTACTATCAATATCGGTTAAAGGGAGTCAGCTTCCTACCCCGATTGGCAAAAGGGGCATTTGCTCAGATGCCTTATGAAGAAATCACAGAAGAAGCTTATAATGAGCTGGCTTGTAGACTGAATGACCTTGACTTTGATTCAGTCAAAGGTAACAAAGCTGAAGTTGAAAGATTCTGTGATGGGGAGGCATGTGTAATCTGATGGCTATAATGATCGGAGTTTGTGGAAGCAAACAACATGGAAAAGATACTGTTGCTGAGCTATTTATGCAAGTAGCTTTAGAGCATAAGCTGTGGCCCGTTCGGAGGGCCATGGCAGACCCTCTAAAAGAGGAAGTTGCTCATTACCTATCCCCTATAATGGGTATTGGTGAGTTTGAACTTAGCCAGATGATGAATACAACTGGCGAAAAAGAACGATTTAGACTCATAATGCAGTGGTGGGGTTCTGAGTTTAGAAGAACCGATGACCCATACTATTGGGTCAATAAAATGGTGGAATGGGTAAATGCCTATACCACTGCAGGTGATAATAAGGTTATAATGGTACCAGACACACGATTCACAAATGAGTTACATCTTGTGCAAGCTCAGGGTGGATATCTGATAAAGGTTGTTCGTCCTGGTTTTGATTCCATTGATAACCATGCATCTGAGCAGGAGTGGCAGAGTTTCCAGGATTGGAACTGTGTTATAATCAATGATGGCACTCTCGATCAGTTGAGAGCTAAAGTGGTAACTGCCTATCATGAGCTTGGAATAGGTAAATGAAAGTAATCCTACCCTACAATGTAATGGTTATAGCCAATGGTGACTTCTTTGTAGAAGGATTAAAACCTGGTGATCTGGTTCGTGGATATAGCTACAATGCAAAGAAAATAGTAAATATGGCTCTAACTTCAGTCACTAAGTTAGAGCCTATGGAAACTGTTTGTATAAAGTGCAAAGAACTTAAATTTCTATTCTTTGGTAACCAGACTAAAGTTTTATCTCTGGGAGGCCCAGGTAGATGTAATGCAGTCCCATTCTTACTAAGTGTATGTGCAAAAAATCCCAGAAAACTTAACAGTTATCCAATTATATTTACAGAACGTGATAAAATAGTCCCTATGTATCAACTTGAATGGGAAAATGATGACTACTATTTATGGGCAGAGGGTATATTAGTTGGCAGCTCAAGCTAAAGATATTGTAAGTAAACTGGTCAAGCTCTTTATGAGCAATCCGAGAGAGGGTAAAGTCCTTGCAGAAAAATTTGGATTATGGGAAAAGCTAAGTACCACTGTGCTAAAACCCATTCACATGAGGTTGTGTAGACTTGATGTAAACTGGTTTACCGAATATACTCAACAAGACCCGGAAACACTACTCTACCTCAAACAGCAACCTTTCCACAAGGAATGGCAAGAGCTTATATCGGAGGAAGACCGGGTTCTTATAGCTGCTCCCAGAGGCCATGGAAAGTCAGTTCAGCTTGTCTCTCGATTGATATGGGAACTTGGTAATAACCATAACCTCAGAATAAAGATCATTGGTTCCTCGGATGACAAGTCTAAAGAAATATTAGGTCTTGCCCGAGAACTCATATCCAAGTCTCCAAGGGTTCAAGAAGTCTTCCCTGATCTTGTTGTTGACACTGACCGTGGAGATACCCAGACCAAGTTCTTTGTTGTTCGTGACATACCACAGAGAGACCCCTCAGTAGAAGCTTCTGGTGTTCTATCAACCGGAGCTGGAGGTCGTGCTGATTTACTTGTTTGTGATGACGTAGTTGACCTCAAGAACTCAGTTATTAACCCAGCACAGAGAGAACAGGTTATCAAGGCTATAAAGGACACATGGTTCTCCCTGGTAGCATCTACTGGTAAGATCGTATGGATATGCACCCCTTACCATATTGCAGACTGTACTCATGACCTGAAAAATACAGGTGCATTCAAGGTATGGTGGACACCTGCTATTCGATATCAAATTATCTATGATGCTGAAGGCAATACCATTGAAGACCCAGTGACCGGGACAGCAAAAGTTGAAAAGACAATCCTCTGGCCCGATAAATGGAGTGAAGAAAAGCTTGAATCCCGGAGACAGGAACTTGGGGACAGAGCCTTTACCCGTCAGTATCTACTTAACGCTATGTCTGATGAAGAGAGGACATTCCCTGAGTCATCTTTGGCCCGGAGTTTCGATACCACTTTGGCAGACATTGGAGATGGTATTAGAGATCACTGGCCTACATATGGTGGGGTTGACCTTGCTTCTGCTCTTGGAAAGAAGAATGCCTACTCTGTCGTATGGACTATAGCAAAATGTCCTGAAAATGGTAAACTGTATCTTAAAGAACTCTGGAGAAAAAGAATACAGTTTAATGGTATCATGGATGAAGTGAAAAGACAGTGTAAGGTGCATCATTGGAGACTTGCTTATGTTGAGAACAATGCTTTCCAGCAAGCTGTCATAGATGCTCTTGAAGCTGATGATAAGTCACTTCCAATTCAAGGATTTACAACTGGGGCCTATAATAAAAAGCACGAAGAAGTTGGGTTACCAGGACTTAACATTGCATTTGAAAAAGGATTCTTTGCTGTTCCAGCAGCTAAGTTCCCACTGGCACCGGATGATACCAGTCTACTTGGAATATTCATGGGTGAGCTTAGAGCACATCCTGGTGGAGAGTTCTCTGATACAATCATGGCTCTTTGGTTTGCTTATAGAGCAGCTATTGAGTTCGGTAGTGACTTTGAAGACAGTTATTGTGAAGCAGTAGAAGCTGCATAAGGACGGCAAAACCATGGGACTATTTAACTTTAGTGACAACGGCAAAGGCAGAACCCCAGCACCTTCTTGGGCAAAAAAGATAAGTAAGGTTATTATTGGTCTATTTGACACGGATGGTGCCCAACCTGTTTCCACAGTGGGTAACAAAGAAACATTCACAGATAATAACGCAAGTACCGGTACATCTATAATGATGCCCGATCTGTGGAAAGTTTACAATGATCGTAAAAGTGTCTATCTGGATATCGAAAGAATGATTGGTGAGGATGAACTGGTCTCTACTGCTATCGATATTGTGGCAGACAGGACTATCGGAACCAGTGATGCCAGACAATCATTCAAGGAGACCCCTAAACGGACATCCTTTGGTGTATCATCGAATAGATCAGATGTTCAGAGAATATTGGATGCTCTGAATACCAGACTCAATATCACTGAAGAGATATGGCAGATAGTTCAGGAAATGTATCCACATGGCAACCACTTCCGGGAAGTCATTATCGATAAGCAGCTAATGCAGGTAAAGGCTTTCAAGCAGACTATATCCTACCAGATATGGCCCAAGACCAATGACCATGGAGATAAGTTACCCGGATGGTTGGTAGTAACCGATATGGATGTTACTAACCAGGGTGGTAAAGAGTTGGAAGAATGGCAGATAATACCATTCATCTACGGTCGTAAAAAAGGTTTTCTGGCTGTTGCCCTCTTAGCATCGGCCCGGAGGAACTGGCAAAGACTTTCCAAGATGGAAGACGGTATGGCTGTTGCCCGTCTTGTCAGAGCTTATGATAAGATCGTCCATAAAATACCAGTTAAGAATGAATGGACACGCAATGAGATCATGGCCACAATCAATCGATATAAAGAGGCCATTACAAAGCGTAAACTGGTAGCTTCTGATGGAAATTTGATGAACACAGATAATCCTCTGGATGTTCAAACAGACTTCTACCTCCCGGATGACGGTTCCGGTAAAGGTAATGTCACCATGCTGACTGCCAGTAATGCCCAGTTAGGTAACCTCAACGATGTCCTCTACCACAGGGAAAAGCTGGTCTGTAGGCTGAAAGTCCCTATCAGCTATCTCCAGTTAATGACAGCCCAGAAAACCCATATCAGTGGTGCCGGGATGTCAGATTCTGATATCGCATTTGCATATACCCTCCAGCGTGTTCAAGACATTGTTGTAAAAGGAATAACAAGGCTCTATGACCTGGAGCTTATGCTTCATGGCATAGCTCCTGAAGAAGGTCTTTATACCATTGAAATGGCACCTATATCTACTCAGGACAGGGTAGAGGATGCTAATATCGAATTGACCTATGCACAGGCAGCAGTCTACTTCGTAGAAGCATTCGGAGCACTTCCTGCAGAGCTTATTGCTGATAAGTTTATGCAGCTCAATCATGAGCAGCAGGATATGATGACAGCATTCTTGAATGGTGATGCCAAAAAGATATGGGCAGCAAAAGTTAAGACCATTCAGAATACAGCTATAGTCCCTGCAAAGAATCCTTTGGTTCCGGGAAACAGTGCTGGTAGTGGTAACAACAATAAGACCAGAGCTGCCAGAAGCTCAGAGCAAAAGGGTAGAAAGCAGAGTATATCTGTTGATGAGCTGGTTGATGTCATGTATAACGTTTACAATGGCATAGCCGATGATATGCGTCAAGAGGGTCAGGATATTCCTACATTCAATGAGGCAGATCGTCTTGAAATTAAACAAGGCATCTTAGATCAAATTGATGAAGGTGCTGAAGTAATAGCTTAAATAGGAGGCAACTTGATTAAGCTAGTATCGTGTGATTGTATAGAAGGACTTTACAGTCTGAAACAGAACAGTTATGATGTAATTGTTACCTCACCCCCTTATAACCTGGGCATAGATTATAGTTGTAGTTATGATGATTCTATGCCCAGAGCTGACTATCTAAAGTGGATACATGAAGTTTGCACTGCTATGTATTATGCTTTATCGGAGTCCGGGTCACTATTCCTGAATGTAGGTTCTAAACCCACTGACCCTTGTATTCCATTCGATGTATTAGGAATGATGCTGACTCAATTCAAGCTACAAAATACATTCCATTGGATAAAGAGTATCACTGTAGATGACAAAAGCTATGGACATTACAAACCGATAAATAGTCCTCGGTTTGTAAATGACTGCCATGAATATGTATTTCACCTGACTAAAAAAGGTGATGTACCACTCGATAGATTGGCAATCGGAGTTCCCTATGCTGATAAGTCTAATGAAAAAAGATGGGATACCGGGTCAAAGTTAAGGTGCCGGGGCAATAACTGGTATATACCATATCAGACTATCCAGAACCGAGATACCGATAGACCACATCCTGCTACATTTCCTGTAGAAGTCCCGGAGCTGTGTTTTTTAATACATGGCATTGACCGGATTAAAAGAGCTTGTGACCCATTTGTTGGAATTGGTTCCAGTGCCATTGCTGCAAAAAAACTTGGAATACCAAGATTTGTTGGAATTGACTTAAATCCGCAGTATATAGAAGTAGCCCAATCACTCATTGACGGGTATAATCCTGAGTGATATAATAACCTTGTCGTTGATAAAGTGAGTTGTATTGATTGATCTCCATGATGAGAGTAGGCCGGGGTTTTACTATCCCGGTCTATTTTTTTAATTACTTTGAAAATAATTTTTTTCATGGGACACCACTACAACACTATACATTTGGTAAGCTGAGTATAGTAAATCATGCGAAGGAGTGAGACTGATGTCTAATCTATTAGCAAAAGTCAAGTTACAGTCTCTCGACCTGACCAAATTAGGGGAGCTTGTAAAGCAAAATGTAACCAATGAAACTATGGTTCTCCAAGACCACTACCATGTAGCAGGGTCTATGGAAGAGCACCTTTCAATGGTTCGTGATGCTTTCAATGAATGGCGAAGACAGAGTTCAAACTCCAAGTATTACTGGGGTTCTATTCTCGGAGTCTTCGATGATTCAATCGTTTTTATATGTGACTCTTACCCATCGGGAGCTTATAAGTATTGTTCGATGACTTATACTACCGATGCAAGTGGTATCACATTTAGCGGTGAATGCACTCCTATGTCGGTTACGGTCGTAGCAAAAGCTCTGGGCATGGATGCAAATGCTGAAAGTGAATCCTCTGAAGAGATGGATGACCAATCAGCAATTCCGACCAAGGAGGACATCGTGGAAAAAGATAAGAAAGTTGCCGATCAGGATGGCAGCACCAGCGCAACAGTTATCACTACTGATACCCCTGTTGGTACCAGTAAAGATAATCCGAGCGTTGAAACACCTAAAACAGATGCCGAGTCTCCTGGGGCATCCACTCCCGAGATTCCTGCTGAAGCAGAGAACGGTGGAAAAACTGCTGAGAAGTCTGATGAGATTCCAGTAGGCACCGGGGGAGCTGTTGGCAGTACCGGTACAGTTGCAGGAGCTTTGGCTAACGAAGCTGCTGGAACAAAGCAAGCAGACTTTTACGGAAAAGAAGAGTTTATCGTCCAATCCGCAAATACTGACCTTGCTGCCCAATCTATGAGCTATATCACTGTTCAGTCCGTTGAGGATAAAGCAGATGGTAGTAAACTCATGCAAATACAGGGAATTGCAACTAGGGGAGATATTGTCAACAGTAAAGGCCAGGTTTATCCGACCTCTGTTTGGCAGTCCAACATGACCCGTATGAACGAACAAGCTTCTGCTGGCAAGTTCCTCGGTAAGTTGGAACACCCTGAAGTTGAACAGGGTTTGGTTGATGCAGCTATCAAATTCAATAAGTTCTGGATGCAGAACTCAGACGTTTGGTTTGAAGCAACAGTCATTCCCACAGAACCTGATGGGAAAAATCTCCAGGCTCTTATTGAGTCCGGGGTTCAGGTTGACCTGTCTTCAAGAGGTTATGGGCAGTTTGCTCAGAGCGATTGGAGAGGACAGAAACGTCAGGTCATGCAAGATGGCTTTGTCTGTACAGCATTTGATGCTGTATGGCAGGGGGCAAGCACCGGAAGTGGTGTAAAAACAGTATCATATCAAAGCGATAATGTCGCTAAGGGAGAGGACAATCCAGTGGAAACTAAAACTCAATCTGCCGAAGATCGAGCATCAGCTATCAGAGCCACAGTCACTCTTGCTGAAACCAAAAAGGGCTTGCTCCAGCAGTCCGGTCTCAGTGAGGTCGGTTTGAAGGCTTACACAGCAGCTATCGATAAAGCTGAAGACATTCAATCACTCATGGATGCATCTGATGCAATCCTTCCAAGTCTGCAGTCGGTATTCCCGGTTCAGACTGCTGAGACTCAGGTTCAGTCAGACACCTATTCTCCGACTTTCTATACCAAGCAGTCTGCTGAGGAAAAGGCTCCTCAGAACGTTGGTGAAATGATTGAAAGACTTGTTGCTGACTTACCTGACAAGTATGAGGGCCAGAGTGCTCCTATCGGGAATACTCCTACCCATCTTACCAGTCCTCGGGCAGCTTGCCGAATGATCTTGCAGAACACTGCCAGACTGACAGAGGGTGCTTTTAATGGCCCTGCTGCTGCACGTAGTCTTCTGGCTCTGGAACAGGGAAAGACTGAGCTTGCTCAGGATATCTTGACCCAGGGTGCATACAATCAGTCTCTGCCAACCGGGGCAACTACGGTTGCTGGTGATGGTGCTCCTCTGAGCAACTATCTCATTTTCCCACTTATCAGACGTGTGTTCCCTCAGTACATCCTGAGTGAGATTGCAGCTATCCAGCCGATGGATAGGCCAAACGGCAAGATTTTCTGGCTTGACCAGTATCGAACCGAAGAGCCTTCTGCAGGTCTGGAAACTCGTATTGACTTGAACACTTCCAGTTCACCTTTCAATACGTCTTATGCAGATAATAACACTGAGGGTCTTGCTGCAAAGATCATCAGAATGAAACTTTCCAGTGAGCTGGTAGAAGCTAAGACCAAGAAACTCGGAGCTGCATGGTCTATTGAAGAGATGCAGGACTTGAGAGCTTATCATGGTCTGGATGCTGCTCAGGAACTTCTCAGTGGTGTTGCAAGAGAGCTTGCTCTTGAAGTCAACTCCGAAGTCCTGAATGACATGATTCTCCAGGCAACTGCTGGTGCTCTGACCTTTGGGACTACAATCCCGGCAACTGGATTTGTTAACCAACCGGAGTGGGATGCCTATATCTGGAACTATATCCAGAAAATGGACAACATCATCTTCGGACAGAGAAATGGAACCATGACTCACCTGATCTGTGGTATGGATGCTGCTCTTGCTCTGGCTAAGTCCATGAGAGGCACATTCTCCATCGGTGGTGGAGCTAATGGTGATGGAACCATGGATGGCCCATATCCTGGAGTTACCTACTTCCCGATTATGACTGCTCCTAACGGTAGCAGATACAGAATCATGAAGACCAACTTCTGGGCATCTGGAACTACCAATGGTTCTAAGATCATGTGCTTCCGTAGAGGTACTGAGTGGAATGATACTCCGTACATCTATGCACCTTATGCTGACTTCACAACTCCTATGTTGACTGACCCGTCAACATTCGATCAGAAGCAGGGCATAATGACCCGATTTGCGAAGAAGTGTGTTACACCTAACGCAATCGGAACCATCACCGTTTCCAGCGCAACTGGTCAGCTTGTATAAGCCCTAACGGGTTTTATGCTGCAAAGGCCCTCTGATGTAATGTCGGAGGGCCTTTTTGTGGTATACTGGTTTTACTATGAATACTTACATATATAACCCAGGTAGATGCCCACAGTTCTTTGGGGCAAATGTAGTTATACCTCCAGGATTGTATACAGTTGTTCCCAAAGCTACAGCCGATAAACTAATAGCTTCAGGAATACCAATACAGTGTGAGGGTTCACCAGACTTCCAACCCTTGTGGGTAGATAATATACCTGACAAGACACCTGACCAAATATGTGGATAGAGTATAATACCTATATACCACTAGGGAGTTTTAGACTATGGCTATTACAATAGAAGAAGTAAGAACGGAGCTTATAGGTCGAGGTTTTCCACTATCTTTAGTTGAGGATGGTTTTTCTTCAATTATCGAAAGGTCACTGGATGACTTTAACACCTATTCACCCATAACAACTTATGCCACTTTCGATACTGTAAAAGACCAACAGGACTACTACATATTTGACCCGGACAATGTTACTTTAGCTGGATTTGCTCAGAATGCATCTAACATAATGAATGTATACTGGAATCCTGCTGGAGACTTTACAAGCTTAAACATATTCTCTCCTGGATGGTATACAATGAGTCAAGTACTCTTATTTACAGGAGGGTACTTTCATCAAATGTCTCAGATGATGATTTTAAGACAGAAGCTCAGTGCTTGGCATAGCCAGTTTGGTAGTCAAGGAAGTGAGATCATAGGAGCTATTGGAGAACCGGGTTCTGTTCTTAGGCTCTATCCTATACCTGAAGAATCCGGTATAAAAGTTGTTGTAGAATTTGGAGATTCAATGACCCTGGCCCTTTTAGGTAGAACCCAAAAAGGTGACTTTATGGACTGGGTTTGTCACTATGTAGCTGAAGCTCTAGCAAACATCTACTCTACTACAGCAGGTATTGAACTACTTGGATTTGCAGATTCAACAGCAGCTATGAAATACTGGCAGGGTAAAGCAGAATGGTATCATGAGCACTGTATGACACTTCAAGGTGGTATTCATGGTGAGGCCGATAGAACATGATAAACTACACTGGAACTAGACAAGCTGACTTCCGAAAACGTCTAATACAAGTTCTTACAGCAATGCAAAAACTTATGCCAGGAATGTCTGTCACTGTTGAGTTATGGAGACCTGACATTCTTAATCATGATGGCTATGCTGATGAACAGGTAGAGGTATGGGTTCGTTTAGATGAAAATATACCCGGATTTAGATTCCAGACAAGTGATAGATGGTTTGAACTTGGAGTGGGTATTATTCGACAAAATTGGGATTGGTTGATACTCCCGGATGACCTTGGAGTAAAAACTGATGATCATGTTATTATCAAAGGTGAGGTCTTTATGATTGCTTCCTCTGAAGAACAAGGTGGGGTCTTTAGATGTAAATTAGACTCTCAAAAGATTCGTTTTGTCAGACCCCCAAGAAGTGCTCCCACTTATAGACAAATGGGAATGAAAGCAAACATAGTATGAGATTCTTAAAGAGTGGTAGAGTGCCCAAGGCTAATCTTGACTACATATATCGAGTTGCTGAGGATGCCAGTGTACAAGGCCTAATTGAAGTTAGACCTATAATTCAGAATACTATAGCTAAAATTGTAGGAACTCAACACTATAGCCTAGCCACACTACGAAAAATGGGTCATCCTTACAAAGGTAGAAGTCCCGGAGGTTTACATCCTGGAGTTATTAACGTCCAAAAAGGTAAGTTCTTCAAAGCATTTAGAGTTACTGGGCCAGTAAAAATTGGTAGAAGAGTTACCATATTAGTGGAAAATGATAGTTCTATAGGAGAACTCCTTGAAAAAGGCACTTCCAGGATGATAAAAAGACCCTGGAGAAGCTATCTAATGTGGAATCTGAATAGAGCAATTCGTCCTATACTTGGCCCTATAATAGCCAAAAATATAAAGATCAGGGAGAAAGTACATGGCTGATCTCGGAGCATTTATCGATCATAATAGAGACCTGATAGCAACAGCCCAGAAGTTTACTGAGGATGGATTTGTTCAGGAACAAGTATATCGACAATACTTGCCCCAGGTCAAAGACCCAAAATTTCCCTGTATAACACTGTCATTTGAAAAAGATCAGGAAGAGGTATTTGCTGGAATATCGACTGGAATGTTTTATGTGTCTGTCTATACCAAGCAATTCAGTAAAACCCAGGATACTACTACCTGGATAACAGACTTACTACATGGCTATACCTATTCAAATGGAAGTCTTGTTATCTATAAATGCCTGGAAAAAAGTAGTCCTCCCAGTCCTTCCTATGACAAAGAGACTGAAACCTGGGAAACTGTTCAAGGATTTGAAGTAAGTTTTGGATAAAAACAATTTGCATGAGACAGGTCTAAACTATCTCTTTGTGCTAAGCTAGTAATATCCTATAGAAAGGGAGACCTACAATGCCTATTCAGAATAAAGACAATATCAGTCTGGGTATCGGCAACCTAGAATTAGGCAGCTACACTAATGATGTGTTTGATGCCTATGTCGATGTAGGAGCTATCAAAAGTGAAGTTACCATAGAACATAGTCGAGAAGTCTTAGACTTTGAAGCTGGTCGTCCTTTGGTTACTATTTTGCAGGAAGTCATCAGAGAGTCTGTTACAGTTGCTGCAACACTCGCTGAATTAAACCTTGCTACACTGAAGATGGCTTTAGGCCAGGGCAATATCACTTCAGGAACAACTACTTCATTCTTGGATGGCACTACTGAAGCTCTACGGGGAACTCTCCAGACGGGCAAAGTGGCTGTCAGCTCAGGAACGTTGTTCAAGTTCGGTGGAACTCCAACTCATGCCTATTGTGGATTACGGTTCACTCACGTAAAGGCCAATGGCAAGAGACAGATATTTGAAGGTTTCAAAGCTTCCCCATCCGGGCAGCTAAGTATGCCTTTCAGAGAATCTGACTGGAACCTTATGGCTGTGTCCTTCCGTCTGCTTGCAGACACAACCAGACCTGCTGGAGAACAGTACTACCAGTTCCTTATTGAACAGTAATAAGTTGTTTTCTGTCCGGGCAGCATGTTACAATGAAGCCAGCATTCTTACTAGGATGCTGGCTTCAATCATTTTAGGAGGCAATAACCTTGAGTAACGCTAAAAAGTTTAAGTGGAATCCCGAATGTCTAAAGCCAAGTGAAGAAACAATTGACTTTGGCAAAGAGCTTGACCCTAATGGGCCATTCGTACTTCGGGAGCTTTCCAGAACAGACCTATTATCCTTTATTGAAACTTCAATTGAGAAGAAGTTCATCAAAGAGGATGGAGACCGGGAACCCTTTATGACGGTAGTCAAAGATCAGGAACCGATGATTAACAAGTATCTGTCTTTGGCAACCAGCTATGGTGATAAAAGTAACTTCCGCTCAGAGGAGTTCTTTGCTAACCTGGATATCCCTACCCATGCCTATGGAGACATCATTGAGTTGTTCTTTGACATCAACCACCTTGATGAGATTTTGGCTACAGGGGGAAACTGGCTAATGCTTCCGACAGTGCGAGAGATTCAGAAACAGACGGAAGCAGCTCAAAACGAGTAGATGCCGAATCTATCCCCGGTAGTGACTTTGCAGGAGTTGTAGACTGCCTTACCGGGGATAAAGGTTGGAGTATAGAATATACACTTACCCTGACCTTTCGGCAAGTTGGAGTTCTTTGGGAACGATATTGGGATAGAATGATGTGGAACCTAAGACAGCAAGCCAAAGTAAGTGGATTTGGATTAATGGGTTCCCAACCTGCAGAAG